CGACTTGTGGGTCAGCTTCTTGATGCGCTCCTGGACGTTCTTGGAGTACGCCGCCAACTCCTCGTCGGACGGATCCGGCACGTCTTCGGCCAGCGCCGGGCGGCCGCGGTCGTCTTCCGGGGTGTCATCAACCAGTTCGATCTCGAACTCGTCTTCGGTTTTCTTGTCATCGACCTTCTTGTCGTCGACCTCGTCAGGGAACTTGAACTCGTCGTCTTGAACAGCCATGTCGTTCTCCTTCAAACGCGCGAAACGCCGCGGGGGTCTTCGATCGTGCACTCGACCTGGTCGTCCGCAATCACGCGGAACTCGCGGCCGAACACCTTGAACCGCGTACCGGCGTAGGCCCGGGTCATGACGAAGTCGCCCTTCTTGCACCAGGGGCCGTTGGGGAAGCGCTTCTCGTCCTTATACGCGTCCGGGCCGACCTCGAGCACGAAGAGCACGTGCGACGTCAACTCCTCGGTGCGACGCACGTCTTCCGCCTTGAGAATGCCCGTGCCGTCAAACGTCTCCTTGACCTCCGGCACCATGCACAGCAGACGATACCCAGTGGGCATCGGCACCGTCTTGGCCTTCACGGCATCTTCCGACATCAAATCGGGTTGGTCCGTTGCCTCGATCGGCTTCGGGACCTTGAACGACTCCGGTAGAACGAACTGTTCCATGTAGTTTCCTTCAAGCATGACGAATCCGCGTCAAGACGGGGTGGAGCCGACCCACCGAACCGGCGTCAAAGCATGTCGTCGCCCGCCTCTTGCCGCCGCGCGCGGTCCTCCAGGTCGGTGATCATGTCCAGAACCCGTCGCATGGCGTAAATCTCGCCACGATGTCGCTCGTCGACGCCCATCCCGCGCTCCAGGTGGTCTCGCCGAGCCTCAATGTCTTCGTTGATGCTGCGCCGCAGCACGTCGCAAAAGCTGGTGATCACGCGTCATGTCCTTTCTTCTCGCCGGCCGGCGCCGGTGCAGTCTCCTTGCCGAGACGGATGCCGTCTGCGGAAATCTGCGCGTCCATCTGCTTCCGGCGCATGCCGAAATCGGCCAGTTTCTGCTTGTACTCCGCCTCGAATTTGGCCTGTTCGAGGTCCAGTTCGTCCGCTTTTGCAGCCAAATTTCCCTTGGCAACGAGCTCTTTGACCTCGATCTCGCGGTCTTTCTGCTCCAGTTTCTTCTGCTCCAGCTGGAATGCCGGGTCCTGCTGCATGGCCTGGGCCTGCTGCTGGGCAGCCATTTTCTGGTTCTGCATCAGGGCCTGCTGGGCTGCCTGGGCCAGCAGCGGAGCGATCTGGCGCTCGACCTCGGGGTTCACGTCCTCCTCCGGGTCCGGCAGCGGCATGCCCAGCTGCTGGGAGACGTGCATCCGGTACGCGTAGCCGGCGTGCTCGGCGATGTGTGCCATCAGGGCGCCCTGCATCAGCTGCGCCTGCGGGTTCTGGCCGATCGCGGCCTGGATCTTGGGGTCCTGCAGCAGCATCTGGTGCACGGCCATGTGGGCCTCGTGGTCCTGGAGCATGAACGCCTTGACCGGCTTGTTCTGCAGGATCAGCATGTTCTCCGTCACCGGGTCCCGGGGCTTCATGTCCTCGGGCATGGGCAGGATCTTGGCCGCGTTCTTGATCCCCAGCACGTCCAGCATCTCCCGATGCAGGTACGGCATGTTGTAGATCTGGGGCGACGTCTCCGCCATCTGCAGCGCAGCCTGGTACTGAACCACGCGCTGGCTCAGCGTGGCTGCGTTCGGATCCGACACCGGGAGGATGTCCACCATCGCGAAGTCGGACTTGCGCGACGCGCGATCGCCCTTCTCCGGGTCGTACGCGTAGTCTTCCCGGTTGTCCCGGATGATCCCCGCGATGAGCCCGAACTCCTGCTTGAGCACGTAGTGGCAGCGCGCCTGCACCGCGGTCATGACCTTGAGCGTGCGCTCAAGCAGCGCCAGCGTGGTGCCCACCGGCGCCTGGGACGACATGTCGGCGATCTTGATGTCCGCCGTGGCCGCCATGCGCCGGCCGTCCTCGATGATCTTGTCCAGCAGCCCGGCCAGGACTACGCTGGGCTCCTTGAACGGCAAGGGCATGATGTTGTCCTTGATCGTTCCCGAGCCGACGTCGACGTCCCGGAACTCGCCCGGACGCACGGGTGCGTCCTCGCCCTTGATCCGCATGCCCTTGGTCTTGTAGCCGCCCGGCAGGTTGGCGAATGTGCCGGCGTCGATGAGCTGGCGCAGAACCGACGTGGCAGAGCGGGCATACCCGCCGACCAGGTGGAACAGGCCGAAGCCGTAGGCGCCGAAGCCCGGCACGTACTGGTAGTGCACGAAGTGCTGGCGCTTGAGCGCCAGAGCGTCGCCCTCCTTCCAGTTGCGCCGGATCGACAGCACGATCGACTGCCCTTTGACCAGCGTCACCACGTAGGGCCTGGCCAACTCACCGTCGTCGAACGGCAGCGGGTCGGCGTCCGTGCAGCAGTCCTTGAGGACCAGGTCGGCGTGCACCTCGTAGAGCTCTGGCCGGTCGTCGTTGATCGGACTGTTGCCCGACTCCTTGTCCTTCTTCTCCTGGATGTCGTTGGTGCTGGCCTGCTGGGGCTGCACGGACACGTCGCGGTAGAAGCCCGACTTCTGCAGCCGCTCCAGGTCGATCATCGTTTTGCGGAACCGGTGCGTCAGCCGGTTGCACGTGCCCAGATCGGTCGTCCCGTAGGGCAGGATGATGTCTTCGGCCGGCACGAACATCGCCACCTGGCGCCCCAGCGTGTCGTCGTGGTACACCTTCTTGAACGCGGAGCCCGACATGGGCAGGTTCCACAGCATGCGCTCGTGCTCGGGACGGTACTCCAGCATGACGTCGGTCAGCTGGTGGTTCATGTCCTCCTCAACGCGCCGCGCAGCGTCCTTTTTCTCCGGCGTCTCCTTGCCCAGGATCTTGGTGCGCACCGGGCCGGCCGCCGGGAACGTCTCCGTGGTCAGCTCAGCCTGAAAGCGAACGCACGCTTCGGTGATCAACGGATGGTACACGCCGCAGGCGCCGGGGAACGGCTCGGTGCGCTCCTCCATGTGCAGTCCAAGCAGCTCGATACCCGCCTTGTATGAGCGTTCCCAGTCGCTGCGCGCCATCAGGTCGTTGTCGATCGCCGCTTCCAGGTCGGAGGCCAATTTGGTCAGTGCCTGCTCGGGAAGATGGTCCGCCAGGTTGTCAAAATGCCCGATTTCGACCGTTTCTGCCTCGTTTTCGTCCTCCAGAGGGGTCAAACCGTCGTCGATGACCTCGACTTCAACCTCGATTTCGGGCGTGTCTTGCACCCCTTGCGGGACCAAATACAGCGATTTTTCGATGGAATTCGTGGCCATTTTGCGGTCTTTCAGTAGTATTTGACCGGGCGGCGGTACTGCATGTCGTCTTCACCCGACCGATCGTCGGAGTTTAGCCGGATGAACCCACCCTGTCGAATGCGCATCATCGCCTGCACCACGGTGTCGTACAGGTCGTCGTGCTCGCCGTTGGGGAACTCCGCCACCTGGTCGATCACCTCCCGGGCCCACCGGTGCGGCGGTGCCCAGACCATCTTGGACGCGAAAATGTCGGCGATCGCGTTGCCCCGGGCCCGCTTGTCGTTGGCCACGCCGGCGCCCTTGCGTGATGGGCTGTACTCCATCACCGGGATGCCGATCATGCGCAGCTCCTGGATCAGCGGCGCGCCGGCGGCCTTCTTCTCGATGATCACCATGTCCGGCTCCCACTCCTTGTAATACTCGAGCGCAAACTTCTTGAGCTCCGGGAACTCCTTGCGGCCGTACCAGGCGTCCAACAGGATGATCTGCTCCTGGTCCTGCTCCTCCTCGTTGATGAACAGCCCCCAGGTGGTGACGGCCGACGGGTCAGCGCTGGTCTTGGTCTCGTGCGCGGTGTCCCAGCTCTGCAGGATGACGTGGCATTTCGGCGGCTTCTCCTTCGTCCACTCCCGCCACCACTCGCGCTTGATGATCGCCCCCTCCTCGGAGGTGGGCTCCTGCATGTACTGGGCGGCCCAGAACTGCGGGAACATCGACGCCTTCTTGGCCAGAAGCTGTTCCACAGGCCACTGCTCGGGCCACAGGCTCTTGCCGGACGGCAGGATGGCGGGGAAGCGGATCTCGTACCACTGCGGCGAGTCCGTGTTCTGCTCCGCCCACTGCAACGCGCGGCCGATTGGGTCCTTCTTGCCCCACCGAGTCCCGATCATCACAATGCGCCCGCCCGGCATCAGACGCTGCATCGGGCCCACCTGCATGTAGTTCCACGCGGTGGCAAATATGGTGTCCGGGTTGGCCAGCACCGCCTGCTCTGACACCAGGTCGTCGGCCACAAGCAGGTGCGCGCCGTGCCCGGCCACGTTCGCCCCGATACCGATCGCCAGGTACTTGCCGCCGGCGGTGGTGGCCCAGTTGTTGGCCGCAGACTTGTCCGCCGAGACAACCGTGTCGGGGAAAACCTCGCGATACAGGGGGGTTGAGAGCAGGTTGCGCACCTGCCGGCCGAAGTCGGCGGAGAGGTCTGCCGTGTGGGTCACCATCATGATGTGGTGACTCGGGTTGTGCCCCAGGTACCAGGCCACGAACAGGTAGGCGATCGTCACCGACTTGCCGAAGCGCGGGGGCATGGACACCGTCAGCCGGTTGCGGTCCCCGAAGATCACCTCCGCCAGGTGCTTGGCCATGTTGCGGTGGTGGGGCCCCTCCTTGAACTCGGGGTAGACCTGGTGGCAGAAGAACAGGAAGTCCCCTCGGCAGCGCTCCAGCATGCGCCGGTGCTCCAGCGCCTCCAGGTCGGCAAGAAGCGCCTCCTTGTCGGCAAGCGACATGGAGGGGAGCGCCGCCAGGATGGCGGCTTGGCCGGCTGCGGAGAGCGGGTCCAGGGGTCAGGCTCCGCGGGGCTTCGGCCAGGGC